TGAGAAGCAAGATCAAGCTAATCGTGTTCAGGAGTACATGAACTACCAGTTAACTGAGCTTATGCCTGAGTACTTTGATGAAATGGAGCGTATGCTCTTTCATCTCCCACTCTTCGGTTCAAGTTTCAAAAAGATGTACTATGATAATGGTATGGATCGTCCAGTCAGTGAGTTCGTTCCTATTGATCAATTTGTAGTATCTAATTTCGCAGTTAACTTACGAAGTGCAGATAGATACACTCAAGTGCTTTATCGCAGCCCAATCCAACTTGAACGTGAGATTGCAGGTGGCATGTATGAAGCATCTGATAAGCTATTAGAAAATCCTGAAGTTCCTAACCTTTCTCCGCTTCGTACTAAAATGAACTCAGTTACAGGTGTGTCTCCAACAAGTTCTGACTTTGACGGTCAGTATACTTTACTTGAACAACACTGTTATTTAGATATTGAAGATTTAGAAGACGATACAAATCTTACTCTTCCTTATATTGTAACAATTGATATGGATAGCAGAGCAGTTCTTTCAATTCGTCGTAACTATGATCCTGATGATCCACAACGGAAGAAGAAACTATTCTTTACGCACTATCGTTTTGTTCCTGCATTGGGATTTTACGGTATCGGTTATATTCATATGTTGGGTAACTTAACTGCATCTGCAACATCAGCAATGCGTAGTCTACTTGATGCAGGTCAGTTTGCTAACCTACCAGCTGGTTTCCGTGCTAAAGGTGTTCGTATCACTGGTGATAATGATCCTATAGCTCCCGGCGAGTTTAAAGAAGTTGAAGCAACTGGAATGGACCTTTCAAAGTCAATTGTTCCTTTACCATACAAAGAACCATCACAAACTCTTTTTGCTATGCTTCAGTTTGTAGCATCAACTGGTCAAAAGTTTGCAGATAACACAGAACAAGTAATTAGTGATGCAGCTTCTTATGGTCCAGTAGGGACTACAATGGCATTGCTAGAAGCGTCAAGTAAGTTCTTCTCTGCAATCCATAAGCGTCTACATCATGCTCAACGTGAAGAACTTAAAATTCTAGCTCGTATTAACTATGAGTCAATGCCTGTTGATTATCCGTTTAAGATGGCAGGGGATGAGATTCAAGTCTTACGTAAAGACTTTGATGGTCGTATTGATATTCTTCCTGTATCTGATCCTAACATTCCATCTTCAGCGCATCGTATGATGATGGCTCAAATGGCATTACAGATGGCTCAACAAGCGCCACCGGGAATGTATAATACTGAAGAGCTACATAAAACTATTTTGAAAGCGGCTCATATTCCTAATCTAGATTTAATTATTCCATCTAAGCCCCAGCCGCAACCTCTTGATCCTGTCTCTGATATCTTAGCCGCATCTAAAGGAATAGCTATTCGTGCGTTTGCAGGACAGGATCATGATGCTCATGTCCAAGTTAAGATGGCTTACATACAAGACCCTGCTAATGGAGCAAATCCAATTATGCAGCGTATTGTTCCAATCTTATCTTCTAACATTCAAGAGCATTCGGTAATGAAGTATCAAGAACAAATGAATGGCGTAACTCAACAGATGCTACAGGGGCAAGAAAACGTCTCTCCACAGGTCGTAGAGCAAGCTATGATACAAGCTGCCCAAAAAGTGCTAGTTGCTAACCAGCAAGCTGCTAAAGGCCCACAAACACCAGAAGAAAAAATGGTTATGATGGAAGGTCGTCGTATTGATCTTGAAGAGCGTAAACTTCAAGTTCAAATGGCTAAAGATAATTCTCAAAGCATACTTAAAGATCGTCAACTTCAATCTCAAATGGCTAAAGAAAATGCTGAAAGTACTCTTAAAAACCGTGAACTTGATATTAAAGAACGTGAACTTGCTTTGGAAGCTTACATTGAAGGTGCAACTAACTTAATGAAAGCTGAAGAAAATGATAAAGATCGTCAGCTTAAACAAATCCAAGAAGCTCTTAAAATGTTAAGTGAGTTAGCTAAACAAGATAAAACAATTGACTTGCAAAAAGGTATGGCAGTCTTTACAATGATGGAAAATGAACTTAAAGATGTTCGTAAAGCTGCTTTAACAAATAATTCTTAAAAGGAGAATATTTAAAATGGAATATAAATCAAATGGAACGGGTTGTGGGGATACTGCTAAAATTCCTACAGACCAATTTACAGTACGAGCTAACAAAGGTGTTCTAAATAATTTTGATAAGTCTTCTTATCAGGTTCCTACATCTTCAAAAGGTAGCTCCTCTAAATAAGGAATTAAACTTTGATATTAACGACTGACATCCGTAGAGGTGTTGAAGAAAAAATTAAAGATGTAAAAAATTCGCTTGCATCAGGCTCCGCTTCAGATTATCCTGAGTATCGGTACATTGTAGGCTACTTAGCTGGTCTTACAGATGGTGCTGATATTTCCGTCGAAATATTAAATCGACGTTTAAAAATTGATAACGATGAAGAGGATTTTAAATAAAACAATGCAACATCAAACAATGAGCAAAGCATTAAAAAATGACGAATGGATTGCAGATATTGACGTACCTGATCCTAAAGTACTTCCGAAACTAACTGGTTTTCATGTTCTAGTAAGACCAGTTTCAGTTAAACGCCAAACTAAAGGTGGGATTATTCTACCTGACTCAACGCGTGATGATATCGCCTACCTTACAACAGTAGGGCGAGTTGTGGCTTTGGGTGATTTAGCTTACGAAGATAAAAGTAAATTTCCAAAAGGTCCGTGGTGCGACGTAGGAGATTACGTTAGCTACGGTAAACACTCAGGAGTTAAACTAATCTATAAGGGTGTTAAACTCCTTCTTATCTTTGATGATCAAGTTATTATGACTGTTAGTGATCCTACTGATTTGGATACGTCTTATAACTTATCAACTGGTGGATAATATTTAAATTTGTATACTTTTAGAATACATTGTATTTTAAAGGATAGTAGCGTAACCGACCATTTCGCAATGGCGTACAGGAGAAAATAAATGGCTGAAGAAGCTGTTAACTACGAAGTTGAAGACTCAGAAGATTGGGGTAAAATTACACCTCCAGAAAAAACTGAAAAAGTTGCTGTTGAATATGAAGTTGAAGGTGAAGAAGATAATACTAATGAAAAAGTAGAGTCAGCGCCTAAACAAGAAGAAACAGCTACTGAAGAACCTTTAGAAGAACAAGCAACTGAATTAAAAGGTGTTGAAACTAAAGGTGCACAAAAACGTATCAGACAATTAATTAAGCAGCGAAAAGATCGTGAAGATCGTATTGGAGAACTTGAAGCACGAGTTACTGAATACGAAAATAAGCTTAAACAAAAAGATAATGAAATTGTTAGTACGTATAAAAAGAATTTAGACTCTAACGAAGTACAAGTTAATGACCAAATTAAACTCGCTGAAGGAGCTTATCGTAAAGCTCTAGAAAGTGGGGAAGCTGATGAAATTGTTATTGCACAACGACAATTAAATCGAGCAGAGTTGCAACTTGATAATCTAACTAAAGCTAAGACTGCTTATTCAGATTATGAAGCTAATAATCCACAACCTGTTCAGCAACAACAACAGCAACAAGTTCCTCAACAGTCAACTCCTAATCCTGCAAACTATGATCCTAAAGCAGTAGAATGGGCAACACAAAATGACTGGTTTGGTCAAGATCAAATTATGACCGCAGCTGCAATTGCAATTGATGAGCAGCTTAAAGGTGAAGGATTTGATCCTACTGACGATGAGTTTTATGAAGAAATTGATCAACGTCTTCAACAATCTTTTCCTAAGAAATTTAAAAAACAGGCAAAGGTAGTAGAAGAAGAAGCAGATCAAGAAGCGGAAGTAAGGGAACCGAAACAACCCTCTCAAGTGGTAGGTGGAGCATCACGCACTGTCGCTAACCCTAAAACAAGTAGGCCAAATAAAGTTAAGCTAACGCGAGACGATATTGAAATGGCTAATCGTTGGGGTATTCCTCTTGAACGGTATGCAGAACAAAAGCTAGTTGCTGATAAAGCAGAAGGCGAGTATACCACAATTATTACATCTAAGCGTGGAGGCTAAAAATATTATGACACGTAACACATTAAAACAAGCACGTAGTGAGACAAACCGTGAAACTGAACAGCGTTCTTATGAAGAGTATACCTTTGAAGAACCAGACTATCTTGCAATTCCAGATATAATCAAAGACCGTTTTGCTGATGAAGGAATGATACTTCGGTGGTTGCGTATTGAAATACGCGGTAAAGAAGACATTCAGAATGTAGGAAAACGACTTCAAGATGGTTGGGTGTTTGTAACACCTGAAGAAGTTCCCGAAATGTCACACAATTCTCTCGTGAAGAATGAAGGCCGTTATGCAGGTACAGTCTGTCGTGGAGACTTAGGACTTGCTAAAATGCCAGCTGGTAAGGCAGAGGCTCGAAAAAGGTATTATGAAGATCGTAGTCGTGAAATGATGGATGCAGTTAACGCTCAACTTGAAAATCAAAACGATTCTCGTATGCCAATTTCAAACTCAAGTAAATCATCGGTTGTTCAGGGACGTGCGCCTAACTTTCAAAAGTAAAGGTAACACTGTTGTTGATCAATTATTTTGTCATGGTAATTTTAATTAAGGAGAACTAAAATGGCTCTATCTAAAGCTCTTGATGGTTTCCGTCCTTCACGTCAAAAAGGTTCTGCTACCAATTCTTCAGGTGTTAGTGAATACTCTATCGCTTCTGGTTATGCAGCAAACATTTTTAACGGTGACGTTGTAACCATTAATGTTGGTAAGGTCGAAGTTGTAACAACTGTCGGTCTTGGTAACGATATTCCTCTTGGTGTTTTTGCAGGGTGTAACTATACACAAAACGGTGCACCTGTTTTTTCAAAATATTGGCCCGCAAGTACATCTGCTTCTGACATTGTAGCATTTGTAAATGACGACCAAAACACTACTTTTATTGCTCAAGCTGATGCTGCAGTTACAGTAGGTGATGTTTATTCCACCACCTTTAACGTAACTCTCGGTACAGGTTCTACATATACTGGTCAATCCGGTCATGGTATTTCTGCCGCTACTCGTGGTGACGATGGTATGCTAACCGTATTGGGTGCATTTAAAGAACCGGGTAATGCTCTTGGAGATACAAATCCACGGGTTGAAATCATCTGGAAACAGCATGTTAACGCTTATCCAACTGTCGGAATTTCCGCAGGTTAATGAAAGGGAGATAAATAAATGGCTATTAATCGCAGTAGTATTGCAAAACAACTCCTTCCCGGACTTAATGAGATTTTCGGTATTTCTTATGGTGAAGTAAACGACGAACATGCTCCACTCTATGAAATTGAAAACTCAGATCGTGCATTTGAGGAAGAAGTACTATTCACCGGCTTCGGCTCTGCCCCTACTAAATCAGAAGGTTCAGCAGTCCAGTATGACAACGCACAAGAAGGTTACACAGCCCGTTACACAATGGAAACTGTAGCTCTTGCGTTTGCTATCACTGAAGAAGCTATGGAAGACAACCTATATGACACCTTCTCGAAGGTTCGTGCTAAAGGTCTAGCTCGTGCTATGGCTAACACCAAACAGGTTAAAGCTGCAGACGTATTTAACAATGCGTTTTCTACAAGCTATAACGGTGGTGACGGTCAACCTTTGATTTCAGCTTCTCACCCAACTATTGGTGACGGAAATCAATCTAACACTGTAGGAGCAACTGATTTCTCAGAAGCTGCTCTTGAAACCGCAACGATTGCAGTAACTAAAATTAAGGATGATCGTGGTATTTTGATCGGTGCTTCAACTGAATCACTTCACATTCCATCTGATCTTATCTATACTGCAGATCAGGTACTTAACTCACCCGGTACAACGGTTGCAGGTGGTTCAGCTGCATTCGCACAGAACAACATCAATGCAATTCGCAATCAGTCTGTTGTTTCTGATGGGTTCTATGTTAACCGTCGCTTTACGGATACCAACGCATGGTTCCTAAAGACTGATGTTCCTAATGGTACGAAGATGTTCGTTCGCGTTCCTCTCCAAACCAAAATGGAGCCTGATTTCGATACGGGTAACATGCGCTTCAAGTCCCGTGAGCGTTATGCTTTCGGTTGGAGTGACTGGCGTCAGTGGCGCGGTGCTTCTGGTTCAAGCTGATACTGGAAGTTACAATTTAGACGATTTCTAAATCGTTCTAAAAAAGTTAAATTGAAAGAGCTTCTTCGGAGGCTCTTTCTTTTTTTCTTTGTTTGTTTAAATCCTTTTATACTACTATAATTAAATTTAACGATGCTATATAATTATAATAGACTTTAAAGGAGATGTAATTGTGACAACAAATATTCGTTCAGCTTTTCTTGTAGGTAGCGGAGTACTTGTAGACATTACTACAAGTGTTACAGTTGCTGACACTCGTATTCGATCTATTCATGCTACTGGTTCAGGCATTTATGTTTTAGATGGAACTTCTACAACTGCATTAGGAACAATTGCAGGAAACATCGTTAAGTTTGATGTAACTGGATCAGCTTATTTAGATTGGACTGATTTAGGTGTGCGTATGGATGGTCTTGTTTCAGTAACAGCGCCTACATCTGCAGCAACTCTTACAGTATTCTACGGATAACATATAAATGACCGATTATACTTATCTTGTAAATGATATTATCAGTGCGTGTGAAAATGATGGAACTGAGTTTTTAGCTTATGTTCCTAACATGGTCAATCGTTCTGAAGAAAGACTAACGCGAGATTTAGATGATTATGGTTTAGTTGTTCAAACATCAATTGCAGTTTCTGCTAGTAACGCAGAAATTACTCTTCCTACTGGTACACGCATCGTAAAGAATTTTAATCTGATTAATAACGGTTCTAAAATTAATTTATTGTTAAAGACTGATGAGTTTTTAAATGCAGTATGGCCTACAAGTGCTTCAACTGAAGTACCAAGATATTACTCACGAGTTACAGATACTCGTGTACGTCTTGCACCTACACCTGCTTCAACATCAGACGGTATCTTAATGACTGTTGCTAGACCTGTAACCCTAACATCTGCAAACCCCACTAATTATTTTACTGAGATTTGTTATGATGCTTTATTTAATGCTTCAATGGTTGAAGCTATGGTGTTCACTAAAAACTTTTCAGCAGTTCAGCTATTTGAGCAAAGATATATGCAAGCTGTTGAAACACTACGAAATCAAGCTCGCCGTACTCGTAGAGACGATATGGCTGCTCCTGCATCACCAGCAGGTGCTGACAACACAGTAATTGCGTATTCTAATTAACATTAATTTAAAGGAGATTTAAAAGGTGGCTTTTTTTATTCCAATTGTTATTGCAGGTGCAAGATTTTTAATACCAGCAGCAGCTAAAGCAGCTATTAAACAGTTAGTTAAAACTTCAGGTCCAAAAGCTGCACAAACTGCTGCAAAAAAAATTGCACAAACAGTAAAACAAAAACGCCCTGAAATTACAAGTAATTCTACAGCACGTAAGCTTACATCTAAAGAGCTTGAAAAAGTTAAAAAAGGTGTAGATAAATTTAAAACTGGTCAAAAACCTTCGGCTAGTAAAATTACAAGTGATTCTACAGTACGTAAGCTTACACCTAAAGAGCTTAAAAAAGTTAAAAAAGGTGTAGATAAATTTAAAGCTGGTCGAAAACCTTCTAGTAACCTTAAAAAAGCAATTGGAGCTACCACAGGAATAAGTACTCTAATAGCACTAGCTAGTCCAGAAACCTCTATGGATACTTCTAAGTCAGGTAGTAAAAAACAAACATCAGACAATAAAACAAAAACATTTGGAGAAGCTTTTGCCGCTGCACGTAAAGAAAAAGGTGCAGGTAAAACTTTTATGTATAAAGGTAAAAAATATACTACTGATCGTGCTGACGATAAACCTAAAGCTGGAAAATACGGTTCAATGGATGGAAGTACATCTGATCCCAATACTATGACAAAACGCCCACCAGCTAAAAAGAAACGTGATCGTTTATTTGGTTTAAAATCTATGCCTAAAATTGATTCTAAAAAAGGTGGAGATAAAGTTAACTTACCATTTGGTTTAGGTTCATACGAAACTCTTCCACAAGAAGAAGATTATTCTAAAAATAAAAAAGGTGGACGTATTAAACTTCAAAGGGGTGGTTCTCTTGGTTGCGGAAAAGCTCTTCGTGGTCAGGGAAAAGGACCATATAAAAAGAAAGGAATGTAATTATGGTTTTAAAACCAGAAACTCAAATGACGCGTAAAGCTAAAAAAGAAGCTGAAATACGTAAACGTGCTGAAAAAGCTCGTCTTAAAAGAACAGGTAGAGGACGTAAACCAGTAAGTGCTAAAGCAAAAGCTTTAGCTGATCGTAGACTTAAAGCTGGAAAATACGGTTCAATGGATGGAGATACTACAGATAAAAAGTCTATGACAAAAAAACCTACA